GACCATTTTGCCTGCATCGCCTAAAACCAAAGTATATGAAGCGGTTTGCGCTGATTCGATTGCTTGGTTGCCCACTGCATAATCAAAATTAAGTGTGACCGCACCTGATGTGCCGCCGCCTGTTAAAGCTGTGCCAGCAACTACTGAAGTGATGTCACCGATTTCAGGTGTCACCCATGTGTAATCTAAATCAGTGCCTGATGCTTTCGATAGCACCTGGCCAGTCGTGCCACCCTTTAGATCGACAAATGATGTATCGATGCTATTGCCCAAAGTGCGCATCGCAGCCGCGCCATCTTTGACATAATCGGTGTCATCAGGCGTTTCCCACCCGAAATTTGTAGTCGTTGCCATGTTGTCTCCTTATGCCACGATAATGGCTTCATTCCAGTCAAGTGTATTTGATAGTGTGTTCCATGTCTCTGTGACACCCACATCGAGCCATTGCATTGATTGCAAGCTGAACGCTGTAGGTGACACATTGAGTGTGATATCTAGGCGGTTATATCCAGCCCTGAAAGTCCAGCCCTCGACAAATCCCTGGAATCGACCATTGACCATATTGGCTGGCAAATCTGTGATGTCTAGTGGCAAGCCCATGAACACATTGAGAAGCGAATCGCGGTCACTGTCATCGAGTTCAGAATTGCCCAGGGTGAAGGTGATTGACTCAAATACATCTTGTGGCCATGCTCTGATGCCCAAATAGAATTCAGCTTGAGACAAAGCATCGGCAGTGTTTTCCAGCGTGGTGCTGATGTTTTCAGCCTGCGCCCCATATTGATCTACTGATGACGAATCGATGGCCGATTCTTGCTGGCCGTTTTTGTAGGTGATGGTGACATTGTTGCGCAAATCGCCCAGGCGGCGAATAGTGCGAATCCCGCGTGATAGCGCATGATTGCCGCTTAGCATTGTGTAGCCGTTATTTGCCAGGTATATGCCCCGATGTAGTGCATCGGCGTAACCGATACGCCCCTGGGCATCTTCGTACAAATAGCCCAGCCCTGAAGTAGCAAGGCCAGCCACTAGCGAATAAATGTCAGTCAGGTTGCTAGATCGAGCCGCCAGCTCATATTGGCCAGGTTGGTCGATTTCGCCCACGCCTGAATTTTCTGCATCTTCCCATGTGGTCGTAGCGTTATATGTTGCCCAGGTCGTTGCCGCTGGCACTTCAGCCCAGGTATTGAAAAATGTGTCAGCTAGTACCGCATAAATCTGATCGCCATCAAAGTCTTTTGATAGCACGCCCTCGGTCAGCGTTTTTGTCAATTTGGCCAGTGATCCTAGAGCTGTGATTCGGATTGATTCATTGATGCCACCTGTGCCAGTTGATGTGACTTCAACCTGTGAATCAGTAACGCTGCCGCCAAAGATATTGACAAATGTGCCTGTCGAATCCTTGACTTTGATTGATAGACCATCATTGACATCGATCGTGATGGGGGTCAAATCCAGGTTGATGATTTCAATGTTGGCATATCCAGCGCGGGGCTGGCTGTAAATATCAGTGCGGCCTGAACTGATAGTCAGATTGGATAAAGTGATGTTTGTGTAATCAACGCTGTTGATGCTCAACTGCCATTCGGGTGTCCACTGGGTCATAGCTTGTACGCCTGCGCCCCTAGACCGCCACGATAATAAGAAGTGTTGATGACATCGACTACCGCACGCGCTACGCCTTCAGGATCACCAGCCACGCCGATGTTCACATTGTTGGTCACATAGCTTGCAGGTGCGCCACCCAGGGTTGCAGTAGGTGTAAAAGTTTCGGGGCGGTATCCCGCAGGTGCGCCGCCGATGGTCACTGTTGGCACAAGCGCCTGCGCCCTTGCAGCTGAAGCCGATGCGGCCGCTGCCCCTGATGATGCACCGCTTACTGATGGCATTGCCATTGATGGCACTGATGGAATAGAAGGTGCTGATACTGATGCGCTGGACACTGATGGGGTATTGAGTGTTGGCTTGTTAATTGTTGGAATGTTAGGCAATAGCGGCACTGCGTTATATGCGCGAATCAGGGCATTGATTCCATCGATTGCGCCGCCGATAAGTCCGTTGATTACCTTGATGACCCCAGCGATGACATCGATGACACCGCCTGCAATTTTGCCGACTACCTGGAGCGCACCGCCTAATACTGTGCCGATAACTGGCGCAAGGTACTGGGCAATATAGCCGCCGAATTCCTTAAATGTCTCCAGGTTATCGCCGATGGCATTTTTTACATATCCAAATGCTTTAAGTAGGCCATTGATAATTGGTGTGAATACATTGACAATGATATTGCCCAGGGTGGTAATTGCTCCACCGATGCCTCCTTTGTCTAGGCCAAAGCCACTGGACATTGCATTGATTGCCGGAAGTGCAATTTGGTTGATGAACTTCATCAGCTTTTCTAGGATAGGCAAAAGCGCAAAGCCGATAGTCTCTTTGGCTTCATCAAAAGCAATTTGCATACGAGCGATTCGGCCTGCATAGGTGTCAGCATTTGCCGCAGCTGCACCGCCAAATAAATCTGTAAGTCTGTCCTGCACCTGGGTAAATGACATGGTTTTCAATTCGGCAGCTGATAGACCGATGCCTAATCTGCCCAGTGCTGTGGTGTTGCCGTCATAGGCTTTGCCCAGGCTATTGGCTACCGCTTCCAATGGCTTGCCTGTAGCTGTGGATACATCCATTGCGATCTTGAGCAAATCCTGGGCTTTTTTGACATCGCCTGTCGATAGCGCAAGGCGCTGCAAGGCTGGGCGCAGTTCATCATCTGCCACACCAGTGGCCAAAGATTGCTGCAAGATAAACTGTTCAGTGGCGGCAATTGCGCCCTCTGTAGCCCCTGTGGCGTTCTTTAACGCCAGGGCAAGCTGTGTCTGTGCCTTTTCATCCTCGATGGCGGCTTTGACCCCATCCACGCCGATTTTGACAGCGTAAGCGCCAGCGGCCGCAGCCGCAGCCACTAGGGCAGCGCCGACCACCTTGCCAGCCTTTGATACCTTATCGCCAAAAGTCTCGACATCAGCTGTCGCAGCTTTAAGCGATTTATTGAGGTTATCTACATCGCCCAGGATGGATAATTTGAGCGTTCTACTTCCAGCCATTAATCGAACCTCTTAACTATCTCGGAGAATCCTTCTTCCCACTTCTTCACGATGTCAGGCTGAATACTGCGCAAAGTTGGATATATCCACCATCCACGCGAACCACGACCCTCACGACCAGACCATACTGGGAACTGCTTATATTTATTCGAGCCAAATTCTGCCCCGCCCCAAAGGTCACGAGTGGTTGCACCACCGCTGAACTTTTGCGCCGCGAACCCGTATGAGATTTCGCCGAACTTGGATGATTTAGACACCTTTGAGCCGTCAGCGATTCGAGACGATACCTTTGGGATGGATCGTGCGTTGCGTGATGCACTCTTAACCTTATCCGATACAAATTCGGCAAGGGCATTTGACTTGGCTTTTGCCTGGTTAAGTGCTTCCTCATCCATAGCCTTAAAGGATCGAGCGATGGCACGCAGTTCAGCTTTGTCATAGCTGATTCCCTCACTTGCCATCGGCTCGCCTCTCTAATATCTCCAGCGCTGTGATTACATCTTCAGCACTTACAAATTCGCTAGTCGGTAATCCTGTCGCGATTGCCAAATCCCAAAGGGTTCGGCTTAGGCTTCCGACTGGGTAACTTTTGGGTCAGAGTTACCGACCTCGACATTTGCGACTGTTTCAGTCCATACATCGATTGGCTTCACAGGCTTGCCAGCTGCTTCGCGCTTCATGGCGTGATACGCCAGGAATATGAGATCGGATAGCCCTATCTTCTCCTGCGCTTGGCTGATGATGTTGCCCGTACTCTTTTCCCACTTCACCCATTCAGGTGGGGCTGCCACAAATGTGGCAACCTCGCCCGAATTGAATTCAATTGTTATTGGTAGTTTCATTTTTGCTCCCGTTCTTAGTTTTAGCTAAATGTCTCGGTTGGTGTTCCTACGACTGTGAATGACAAATCCACTGTCTGTGCATCAGGTGCAGTACCGCCCACTGCTGGGAATACTGGCATCACATTGAACGCAAAGACCGCGCCCGATACAGCTGTTAGCGATACCGCCAAAGTAGTATTCGGTGCAGTTTCGCACGCAGTCCAAAGGGCTTCGCAAAGCGATCCTGAAGCGCCCCAGTCTGCAAGCATTGACACATCAAATGTCCATTGGTCATCGATGTGCTTGTATGCCTTGCCATCAAGGGTTTGATATGTCTCGATGGTTGGTGAGTTTGCGAGTGTTGCGCTTGTTGCCTGCGCATCGTAGTTAGTGCTCGCGATCGTTAGGACTAGATCGCGACCCGTAATGATCGTTGTTGGCACTTTTGCTCCTTAGCTTGTTTGAGTATAGGTCGTAGATACATTGATGTCGGCTGTAAGCATTGTGCTTGCACCGACTTCTAATGGGGTTGGCCGATCTACATTTCCAACCACATATCCCGCAGGTATTGCTGCAAGAATTCCCATGATGAGCTGCTCCAGGTTATCCAGGGATGCAGGGTTTGAGTTATATGCCACGATGGCAGTGATAGTGAAGTTCACTTTGACTTTGATAACCGAACGCCCGATGAGTTGCTGCTCCAGGT